CGCTTGTACAGATGGATACACATCTCGATTAATTTTCTACTATGCGAGGATCATGTCGCATTAGCAAGGCCACTATCCCGGATCACCACTCCGGGACGTGGTCTGCCCGCTTCATCCAAAGCGGGCCAGGGTAGGAGGTCCTCCCCCCTGTGTGAACAGAAAGACAGTACATCTGATAGTACAAATACCAGTTTGCCGGAAAGTCCAAAACAGGTATATTCAGAGGCGTCAAGTCTTCCTTTTGTGCGAGGTATTTCTCAATCTGCAATTGCTGCCCAACAGTGATCGAGAACACTTTCTCCACCAAGTTCCTAGTCCGCAGACCAACTTTGGTGGCTAAAAGTGCAGCTAATTCGGTAGAATGAGCCCAGGCTCCCGCCAATGTGCTCTTCCCCTTACCTCGTCCCAACTCATGCTCCACGGCAAGGTTGAGTGATTCACAGGTCGTTTCAGACCATTTCCACAGATCTTGGCAATGAGCATCCAGAAGTCGCTTGCTGACGCGGATCCCTTCTGTTACTCTTAAGCCATATTCTGCCAGCGCTGATATTATCGGACAGCCTGGATACTGAAAAGCAAGACTCATCGCTTTACAGCGAAGGAGCTGTTTCAGTATTGTTCCTCGGGCATTTGCATAGCGGCTCGCGCACCATGCAAAAGTGGCCAATATCTTCTTAGGATCTGCCACATTCTTCAACTCCTCAATGTCAAATATTAAACCACAGAATGACGCAGTCTCCAATTCAGTATGCTTCACAAGCTTTATGATGAGACCTAAACGCGCAAAAAATTCTGCAGTGGGTGGGGGCCCTTTTTCTATCCGAGCCACCCCATCATCCCCTTCAACACACGGTATGACCTCACAGCCCGCTTTCTCCGATGCGAACAGGAGGAACATAAGGTTGGCAAAGCCATTGCCAAGGGAGGTGCACATCTCTCCAGACATTCTAGTCGCCATAACGCGTAGAATGAACCATTTGAACGTACACACATTCTCACCGCCCAGTACTTCGTCCATGTGCCGGTCGAAGTCTCTAGCCTCAGGCAGGAGTTGTACCATATGCGAGTATAAGCGAAACTCGCATGCTTCCATAAGGCGTCACACGAAGAGGGCTTCAAACGTCGTATAATCTGTAGCAATATACGTCGCGCCCTCTCTGTGGATCCTCTCCATGATATATTTGGCCCGTTCAGCAACAGGCACATATTTTACGAAAGCAGGATGTTTAAAGAGCTCCTTCTCTATGAGATGAAAGATTGGCCCGACGGCACACTTGTACTCGTCGGAGCGACTAAAAATGCCCCGGGCGTGTTTCCACTCGGGCGCCGCATATGACTCATCTTTCATGAAGGCCTTACATCGTAGGTATTTCTTCTTGTCCCAGATGGACCTGACGTTCTTCCACTTATTCAGTAGCTGTTTCTTACGCCATTCTGGGTACTTCGTCCCCTCAATCCA